TTACCCAGAACCCTGTCGCACATGGGTGGGGAAGAGAAACGTGGAGTAGCGGGGCGTGGAACGAGGAAGCCCCCGTACAGGTCACGGGCGTTGTGCGCGAGGGTAACGGTGAAGTTCTGGTTCGCCGCAAAGTCAGGAGTAATAGACGTAGCCGACGTAAGGGTTCCTATGTCCGCTATTGAAGACTTGGCAATGTGAAGCTGAACACTGGGATCTGTCACACCTATTCCAAGATAACCTGTAGATTCGAGGCGCATTTTCTCAGCGACAGCAGACCCTGCTGCCATCAGATTGAAAGTTAAATCAAAATCCTCAGAGGTTGATGAAATATCTGTGGTCACAGCATTAAGGGTAACCCCGGTTTCATTGTTGCCCGCCGTCGTCTCCACGACAAAGGCTATCCCCGCTCCTATCCCCGCTCCGGGGGTGGCGCTTGATGTGCGTGTCAAGGTAAGAGGGTTAATAACAGTTGTTGTGCCGCTGTCCTCTATGGAAGAACTGACACCAGCCGTTGCCGAGACAGAGCCGGTCGCGCTGAAGTTGCCGCCTACCGTTGTGACCCCGGCGCTCGTAATGCGCGCCACTTCTGTCGCCGCGGATCCTGAAGCCATGTTCTTGAACACAAGATCAAAGTCTTCATTCCCCCCTGTAACGTCGGTACTGATAGACTGAATGCTGGTCCCGATCTCGTTATTTCCGGCAGATGTTTCGGTAACGATATCAATACCTGCGCCTATTCCTGTCCCCGGTGTCCCCGAAGATGTGCGTGTTACACTCAGGGGACTGATAACCGTGGTCGTACCCGAATCTTCCTTGGTGGCGTTGAATCCGTCAGTAACCCCCAAAGCTGTAAAGGACATGCTGGCTATGGCGTTATAGACCTCAGCAGCCCCGTCACAGTAAATAATGGCAGAATACCCAGACACTATCGTGACGGTATTGCTCGATGCCTGTGTCATTATCACCGACTGGTCTGTGCTGTTCTTTATGATAAAGAATGCTTTGGTGGTAGCAGGGGCAATCGTTACAGTACAGGTGCCTCCCGGCGTCCCTGTGAAATTGACCACACGGTACATACCGTTCTGCACATTACTGGCCCCCGATGAAGGACTGCCCGTTTCCACTGTCAGGGTGTAGGTGGTCCCTGTTAAAGCTATCGCCAGAGCCGACGCTATTCTGTCAACAATATCCAAGTTGAAGTTTGTGGTGTTGCCCCATGCGCCGGACTGATCACCACTTGCCATCTTCTCGATGCCAAAATTATCTGTATATGTACTAACCATTTTCTACCTCACGCGGCTATTTTTTCCCACTCAGGGGTTTGACTTGGTGTAATTGTAGTCCAGCCCGGTGTCTGGCTTGGACTGATTTGCGCCCATGAAGGCGTTTGACTTGGAGTAATTCTACCCCACTGCACATACGCACCAAGTGTTATTTCGGCGCTTACACCTGTAACACCTATCACCTGATCCGCTACACTAACACTTCCTGTTGATATAGTCGATAATATACCAGTAACTGATACGGTAACGCCAACCCCTTCAACAACAGTCTCGCTTCCTACGGCAAAATCCGCCTGCCTGCCCGAAGGTCTGATCTCCTCGGGAATGACAACATCATAAGAACCAATGGAAGAATCAGTCGAAACATCCCCCGACTGCTGGACAACCGCACTGCTTACACTCTCCGTCCCTGTAGCAAGCACACCTTCCACCGACCCCGATGTCTGAACAACATTAGCCTGCGGCGTGTAAGCGCCAATAGTAAAGGTTATTTCATTCGCCGTTACGGTAACAACAGAAGTGGTCTGGATAACAGAGGAGCCGATGACACTGGCGGCTACAACCCCGGTAGGAATAATAACATGTTCGGAACTTATATCGACAAACGCAGAAGCCCCCCATGTGCCGCTGCTCCATGTATCGCGGCCCCAACCCTGCATGACAGAAAATTCAGCAGCAACGCCCGTGACCTGTACGGGGGCTTCCTCGTTCCAAGCCCCGCTACTCCACGTTTCTCTTCCCCACCCGTGTGCGACAGGGTTCTGGGTAACGCCCCACTGGCCGCTATTCCATGTGTCCCTTCCCCATCCGGTTGAAACCATGACAGTTTACGCCAGTCGGATAATTGAACTGTTCGCGTCGTTAGTAGGATACTGAATCGTAAAGTCGCCCGCGCTGGAACTCTTGTCAGCACCAAAATCCAGCACCGCTACCGCCGGGTCCCCGTCCACATACACATGTGTTGTTGATGTTGAACCAGCAGTATCATCACTTAGCGTTGAATTATAAATCAGGGCATAGCGTGCGCTGGCAATAGTGGAAGAAGCCCACGTCGTATCGGCAAAGTCCAGAAAGGCTGTCGCCACCGAACTGCTGTTGTCTCCCAGATCAAGGACCACAGTGGTCAAGGCCGCGCCTCCTGCCGAGTAAACACCGCCGCTACCAGTCACCTCGTTTGAGGTGGAGTAGTTTGTCGTGTCCTGATCAAGGGAAGCACTGCTTGTAAACATCGCCACCTTAAAGGTGTGGGCGGCGGCGTTGACATCCCCGGACCCCACGTCAGTCGTGTTCTGTACCCATCTATGGACCCCAGCGAGAATTTCTCTCTTGAAAGATCCGCACATTGCGTTTGCCATACTAGAGTCTCCTTATAACTTCGGCCTCATTGTGTAACCCTTCCTTCATCAACGTATTGTAAACCGTTGTCCTGTCAGACTGAATTGCTTTCTTCATGCAGTTTACAAGCTCTTTCTTTATCTCATCCTGAAACTGCAACGCCTGCTCCTTTATTACAGCAGGAGCCGTGTCAGCTATGTGAACAAACCTTTTGATGGACATCTCGGCAATTTCCTCGGGAGTGTGTCCCCGGTTGTTCGAGGTCCAGACCATTGCATCCCCCAGCACGCCGCCGCTTACATTCCCTCCGATCATGTCACGGGTATCCTTAACTGCCCGCCAGTGTATACATCTTTCCTCATACGGCCTTCTCCAAGGTTCTTGAGACGCATGATGGATTCATCATAACGTGTCTTGTAGTATATCATAAGTTCCTGATCCCCCTTCATAAAAACATAAGCCTCGATCAGACACGCATACAGCAAAGCATCCGACGCATTGGTCCCAAGCCAGCTTGTGGCGTTGCCGCTCGAAAGTCCGGTGGGCTTGTAAAAATAATGTATCTCCGCCACATAGGCCTGATCGGGGACGGGAGCCAGAAGAAAGTTCAGCGAGTCGTAGATGGCGTAATAGAGGGGTCGGTTTGTTTCCGTAGTGAGGGGGTAGCTTTCCTGAAGAAAGTTAACGTCCTTATTCTCCAAGAAGTAATACTGGCTGGAAAGAACAATAGACAGGGAGAAGGGAGCCACCCAGTCGGTCGGCATCGTCAGGTACTTTGTCCCTGAAGTTATGTTGCCTGTAGCATTCGTGCGAAAATCAGGAAGCTGGACTTCGTAGAGAATGCGCTCTTCCGCGTTTGCTATGAACTGGTCAATCTGGGAAACGAATGTCGTTTCCGTATTGTCTACATAATCCTTGATTGCCTGTACCAGCGTTGTGTAAGTCCATGCCATAGCTTAACTCGTCGTTACCGTCACCGTTCCAATAGAAGAAGCGATGCGCGTTGTCTGCATAGCTTCGGGTCCAAGGACAGGATAAGTGTTGCCGTCTCCTACAGGGTTCCACGAAAACAATCCCCGTCCCGCCATCCCTCCCTGAGGACGCGGGTCCCACAGAGCCTGAGGATCTGAAATGGGAATAGCACCAATCCAGTTCTGAGGCTGATCCGGGCTGTACACGTCACGCCCTACTCTCAGTCCTGTCCTCACGCCTTCATGGGTCGTGTAGAGCAACTCGTTCAGAGGATAGCGAAAGCCCGTCAGATCACAGAAACCGTATGCGTATTTCCCCCGTGCGTAATTGCTCATCCTCCGTAATACTCCGTAAACGGGACCATGCGGAGAGGAGCCTTAACCCTGTCCTCACCTGCCGCAAGGTCGTACTGCTCTTCGTAATCCTGCTTCAGACCTCCTATCCGTCCTGCCGCTTCGGGCTTCTTGAGAGCAATGTTGTAAGCCAGCCCCGCAACCAGAGCGGGGATAAACCGGGCCGGGATATCAAAGTCATTTGATCCCTTGTCCCCCGTGTCCAGTATGCGTCTCTCGCGCCAGAATACAAAGCGGGCCGTGCTGTATGTGGAACTCGCAGTGGGATAGACATAGACCACCGGGGCATCCCGCTGGCGGTCCACCCAATACTGATTGGGCCTGCCCTTGGTGAGCTTGTTGGGGATCGTCGCATAGGTTACGGGAGAGATGCGCGACATGGCGGCATCAATCTGTTTGGATGCATTCCCCGGATCTGTGCGGATTACCGCATCTATAATATCAATGGTGTCGGCATCAAGGGTATAAGAATCAGTTCCCTCGACAAAGGCAACAAACTGTTCCTCGATTGTCCAGAGATTCAGCCCCCTGTTCTGCCACTCAAGAGCAAGAATATTGAGGCTCCGCTTGGCTGTCTTGAGATCATAGCCCGTCCTGAGATCCAGCCCCGCACGCTCAAAGGCTTCCTGAGTAATCTCGTTGAGATCAAGATTAAAAGTTGCGGTGCTGGCTACGGCCATTACTTCTCTTTCTTCTTCTTCTTCTTTTTAGTGAGGGTGGCACTTACTGCATCTCTTAGTACGTTGCTTGCTGTAAAGCCTATCCCCCCTCCTTCGGCATAGCCTCTACGCCGAGCAAGCTCATGCATTGTCTCGCCTGCTTCACGCACCGACATGTCTCCTCTGGGTCTCAGTTCGCCAGCCATTGTGCCGCGTCCCGTTTCTGTGAGGCCTCCGAGATAGCCGCCAGCCTGCATGAGGGCAGTACTGTCATCCTGACGGGGAACCTTGGTTAACCCGCCTCTGGCATAGCCGTCCCGCGAATCCCTTGTTACAGCCCCACCGGACTCATATTCTTTCTTTGGCATACCGGGTCTGTAATTTTGCATCGCCACTTCAAAATCCAACTCTGCCTTGTCAATAGGTGGTATCGATTTTTTCTTCTTCTTTTTAGCCATCGTAATCTCCTATGCCATTGGTCCGTATGTATCGAGGCCCTTGGTCTGACGGATAACATTACCGCCCTTGTTGAGGCCGTAGGCAGCTACACGCCGTGGCTTGGCTTCCCCGATATCCCCGCCGTCATTATCAACAGGGACCGGGACATTGCCGTAAGCCGCGTCCTGATTAATTTTATTGAGCTTCGCTGTACGCGGGTGCATGGTACTCATGCTTTGGATCTCCTCTTGGTTGTCTTCTTCTTGAAACCGTAGGTTCCCTTGGGTTTACGGGTAGCCTTGGCCACCTTGCGTCGGCCCTTCATTGACATTTTCTTTCCTGACTGCTTACCCCGAGTCATCCCAAGCTGCTCGTCCTTGCGGGCGTTGTAGCCCTGTTTTTCCCGTGCCATCATGTTCTCCTTTGCTTGCGCGCTTCGCTCATGGCTATTGCCACCGCCTGTTTGGGGTTGGTAACCTTCTTGCCGGAACTGCTTTTCAGATTCCCTTTCTTGTACTCTGACATTACAACCCCGACCTTACCTCCCGTATTGTATTTGCGTCTCATCAGAAGATTCCAGTTTCCTCTTATAAATCCGTTACTCACCCCCGCCAGAATATCCATCCTTCTACCCCGAATACATGAATGTAATCTCCTTGATAAGGTCAGCATCAGAGGGCATGTCGAAACTCATCGATCCTGCGAACCTGATACCTTCCCCTCCTATGTTGGGGTAGTTAACGGTGCCTGCCGTGTTGCCGGGGTTGAACTTCAGACGCTCCGTCCCCGAAGCTGCTGATGTCGCCCCGTTCTCTATACTAAGCTGGGCTTCCGCGCTGTTGTCGCCTTCAACCGTATACCAGTTCATCAACTGGGAAAGCTGGGAATTGATCATCACCCTGATCCCGGCTACCCATCCGATGCTGATACTCCCGGTCCCGGTGTTGCTGGTGCTTACGGAAGACACCACCCTGAAATAACTGGAGCCGTTAACCGTTGTAGAGCTTGGCCCCGTAATGATTTCCGTCTGCGCCTTGTTCTGGTAATCGGTTCCCTTGACGGTAAAGGTAATCCCGCTGTCGTTCCCGTTTGACGTTATGCTGCATGTTCTCATTAAAGAGCCGTGATCCACATAACCGTAGGGGTCTCCCAGCAGAAGGGATGCAATCGTATCAGTGGCGTACACATTGGTAACCTGTGTCCACATGTTGGTAGAAACCGTATAGGTGTTGTTCGGCCCCGTGATCTCTTCGCTCTGCTCCACGCCGTTAACCCCCAACCCCTTGATGGTCAGGGTAATGGCCGAGTTGTCGCTGCCCGAATAGAAGGCAAGTGTGCGGGGGACCGTATACTTAACATACGAGAGACGGGTCACCGGATTCTCCGAGGAGTCGGCCCCGTTGATGTTCATGGCCCCGGCTCCGCTTCTGCTCTGGCTCTGGCAGATACCGTCACCGTCCCCGGCTGTCGCGGCCCCTCCCGAGAGGGACATATAGAAAGGAGTAGCAACAGACTGGGCGTCCGCTATGGTATCCACGTCCGCCGCCGGGTTACTGGTGCTTTCAGCAGTTGCGGTGTAAGTGTAATTGTAACTTTTTAAAAGTGTCATGTGACTATCCTAACCTGTTTTGGAAGTATTGAATAGGGCGGAAAGATCATCAACCCGTTTTTCCAGAGAACGGATATCCGCATAGATACGGCCCGGATCAATCTTGTCGAGCTTGGTATTCATGGATTGTACCTGAAAGTAGGTCTTGGCCGCAATCCAGCCAAGACCCCCAAGAGCAACAAGCATGGGCCACAGAACTTCTATAACGTCTAGCTTGCCCACGACCTGTCTAGGTCAGGTTGATATTCTGGAGATACCAGACAGTCAAAACACCTATACCACTGCCTCCCGCAACAGAGTCAACGGAAATGTTGACATCGGATGTCCCGACATCACGCCAGTTGGCTCCGGTGCCTGTGGTAGCGGCTGTCATGTTCACCAGACCCGCTGCTGTCATAACCATGCCGTTGACATAAAGGTCGGTGGTTGAACTGTCGCCTACATCCAAGGTGTTGGTGCC